TTTATGCCGTCGCAACTTAGCCGCTATATCCGCCTGCACGCTGTCTAGCCGCTGTAAATCAACAACAGCATTCAGGCGCTTCGCAGCTTCTCCGCCAGTTAGGTCTAGCCAGAATGGTGCATCGTACTGGCCTTGGAAATTGAGTTCGGCTACGTTCAGAAATTGGCTAATAGTAAGGGGTACTTGCGCACCCATAGCCACGAAAACATCCGCGCCTAGCTTGTAGCTATTCTTGGTCTTTGAACGCATCCGCGTTATACGGGTGCCGTCGGAAAATGAAACTTGCACCCGCGTGTCTGTCTCCCCTTTTGTAGCAAATCCAGCGGAAGCCTTGTTGAGCAAAACCCAGCGTAAAGCACGCAATACAGCAGACTTGCCTGCGTCCGAACCGCCCACAATGGTGGTTACGCAGGGGTCTAAATCCACTGTAAGGCTCTTGTGCCGCTGGAAGTTCTTAATTCGCAGGCAAGTCAGCATGTTTTATTATCGTGTAATTGCTTGAAGAGTGCGCAACTGTTTGAAAATACGCAACTTGCGTATTCTTTTGTAAACAAAACTTGCGCAACATATGTTATATTTGTTATATTGCAGCCTTACGTAACCCACTGAAAACAATGCTCGACCTAGCAACAGACATAAACACAGAGCTTTTCTCCGATGTGGAGAAGCTCATATACAAAATCGCGCATTCGTATGCGCAACAGTACACAATCCCGTACGAGGATTTGTTAAGCCAATCTTTAGCCTGCTTTATGCAGACTGTAAATCGGTACAACCCTGATAAAGGGACCAAGTTTTCCACCTATCTATACTTCGTAATTTCACATCAATTACGAACTTTCTGTCAGCAAGAATACAAAGCCACGAATTACACGGAATTAGACGAAGATTTGTGCGGAAGCATGGATTACGTAGATTCTACGTTTACCGAAGACTTACTAGCCTTACTAACAGAAGATGCGCAGCATGTTGTTGCGCTAGTGCTAGACCCCCCAGAAGCCTTGCGTGTGGTCCGCACTGTTCGGCGTAGTGTGACAAGGGGGTGCTACATTCACGCAATCAAGCATTACTTGCACACATACGAAAATTGGACGAAAGCCCGCGCTATGCTGGCCATCGACGAGGTGACAGCAACTTTAACACTCCTGTAATGCAACTCTATCCATACCAAATTAGAGGCGTTTTTTCCATAAAGCGCTTCAAAGGTCGCGCTTTATTAGCCGACGAAATGGGGCTGGGTAAAACCATACAAGCCCTGATGTGGCTGCATAAACGCAAGGCGTTTCCTTGCGTTATCGTATGTCCTGCATTCCTCAAATGGACGTGGGAACGTGAAGCGCGAAACAATCTAGGCATAGCTGCCAACATACTTAGCGGAAAGCGTCCGAAGAATAAGCAGCTAACACAAGGCGGCGTCTTTATCATAAATTACGAAATACTAGACGCATGGGTTCCGCATTTGAAAAAGCTAGGCATTCGTTCTGTGATTTTGGATGAATGTCATTACGTCAAATCTCGCGATTCTAAACGGTATAAGGCTACTGAAAAATTGTGCGAAGGCGTTCGGTATTGTGTGGCCCTAAGTGGCACAGCCTTAACAAATCGTCCTGCCGAATTGTGGACGACTTTGCATCTAGTGCGGCCCGACTTGTTCAAGAGCTTCTTTTCTTTTGCTTGGCGGTACTGCAAGCCTACAAAACGATTCGGACGCTGGATGTACAAAGGCGCGTCAAATCTGCCTGAACTGCACAGCCTATTGAAATCCACGGTAATGATACGTCGTTTGAAATCTGACGTACTAACGGAGCTTCCGTCTAAAACGAAGCACATAATCCCTATGGATATGAGCGATCCGGCGGAGTACCGCACGATCAAGACGGATTTTATGACGTGGTTAAAGGCGAACAAACCCGATTCGATAAAAGCCACGTCTAAAGCTAAAATAGTGGTGCAGTTAGGAGTACTTAAACGTGCTGCCGCTAGGCTTAAATTGCCTTCTGTATTTGCCTGGGTTGATAATTTCCTAGAAGAAAGCACAGGTAAATTAGTAGTATTTGGCGTACATAGAAGCATAGTGGAAGCTATATTTGAACGCTACAAGGGGCAAGCCGTCTTAGTGCATGGCGGCGTCAAAGGCAAAGCACGACAAGCTGCGGTGGATGCGTTTCAAACCAATAAGCGCATCCGTGTGTTTGTTGGGAACATACAAGCAGCAGGGACAGGCTTAACACTAACAGCCGCATCCACGTTAGCCTTCGCTGAAATAGGATGGGTGCCCGCAGATTGCCTACAAGCAGAAGATAGAATCCACAGAATCGGACAGACAAAAAACGCAACAATATACTATTTGGTGGCGCGTGACTCCATTGAAGAGCGTTTATGCGAGATACTGCAAAGTAAGCAGAAGGTGCTGAATGCAACGCTAGATGGGGCTGAAGGCGCACCGCAATTTGATGTGTTTGATCAACTAATTGAGGATATACAATATGACAGATAAGCAAGAACAACCTGGTTTTAAGAAACTCAACGGCGCGTTTTTAGGGACGCTGTACTTGCGCGGGATTCCGGATTCCGTGCACCGTGAGTTCAAGACAGTTTGCGCACAACAGCGTACAACGATGACACGCAAACTGGTGATGTTGATGGATAGGGAGTGCAAGCGACACAATACAAGCCTGCGTCGCGGAAAGCGTAACACGCCAGCGCAACCTGCCAACTAGCATGGATATACCAACGTTACTAACGGATAATCGCGTTCCGTTCTTCGATGGACGCGGGCATCATCATTGCCGCCCTGGCTGGCTACAATTAGATTGCCCTTATTGCGGAAATAATTCTGGAAAGTTTCATTTAGGATTTAACAAAGATAGACATTACTTTGTGTGTTGGAAATGCGGCGGATTACCGCTGATTAAGACGATTGCGGACATATTACGCATCCCGTACAAAAAGGCAGCTACGCTATGCAAAGACTTAGACGCCCCGGCACTACACAAAGAAACTAGCGTAATGCGAGGAACGCTTAGGTTGCCCCTGGGATTGGGCGATCTGCTCCCGCAGCACATTGCGTATGCAGAATCCCGAAAACTAAACATCCAGCAACTAACCAACGTGTGGCATGTGCGGGGCTTAGGTGTTGCTTCGCGTTTATCTTGGCGCTTGTTCATACCGATAGAGTTTCGCGGGGAATTAGTGTCGTGGACAACGCGCTCTATCAAACCTAACGCAACGTTGCGTTACATCGCGGCATCACCCGAAGAAGAGATTCTGCCGCGCACCCAATTGCTCTACGGTGCGGATTTGGTGCGGCACGCTGTAGTAATCACAGAAGGGCCTGCGGACGTATGGGCGATCGGGCCTGGCGCTGTTTGCACGTTTGGGACGGGCTATTCGCAAGGCCAGCTTCTGCAATTAGTTGAATACCCAATTAGGTACGTCTGTTACGATTCGGAACCTGCAGCTCAAAGGCGGGCGGAAAAGCTGGTAAACGATCTAAGCGCGTTTCCAGGCGAAACGTATAACATCGTGCTGGACGCGAAAGACGCAGGCTCTGCAACTGAAAAAGAATTACGCAGATTGCGTAAAATTACAGGATTGGAGGAGTACAATGGGAGGTAATAACAGCATAGACACGTTACTAGGTAACGCGCATTTGCGGATACCTAAGTGCTTTCTTCCTAAAATGTCCATGCAATGCGCGTTGGTGTTAGGCGTGCTTTTGCAGAAACAACGCAGATCAAAATCAGAGTTCTTCCCGTGCTCCTCCGCTTGGGTCCAGAATTACTTTGGATTTACGCCAAAGCAAGGCAAGTACGTATTTGCGCAACTTAAGGAAGGCGAATACCTCGCAATACGGATGATTGGGAATCCTGCAAAGCGCCACGTGTGCGTAAATGTTGATAGGTGCGTGGCGGATATGTGCGAGTACATGCAAGAAGTAGATACGGTTAGCCCGTACAAAAATGTACGGGCTAGGGGGTACAAAAATGTACGGGCTACGCGCGCGCAGTTTTTACTTCTTAAAAACATAAAGAATATAAAACAAGTTGCAGCGTGCAACGATGTGACAAAATGTGCAGATGCCTCGTACGGATTATTACAGCAAGATAACTCCAAAGTTGAGTTTGAAAATCTAGCAAAACAACTCCATGCAATTTTGTCTAAAAAACGCATGATAAAAAAACTGCCAGCAATGTCCCAATGGGCCACGCAATTTGAAGCATTGCATACCAAGGACAATGTGAGTCTAGCAGATGTGCGCCAAGTGTTGGATTGGTACGCAACCACCTGCGGTGGAAAGTACGTGATAAAGGCTTGTTCTGCCCAGGCTTTTAGAAAGCGATTCGATGAATTGTACGCAGCCATGCAATCTGCCAAACCTACCGAAATTGTCGTATCGCCGCAGGCGAAAAGAATTACAGATAGGCTTAGAGTTAAAGGATGGCCTACAAAAGCACTGGATGAATTACCATCAGCAATAACCACGTCAATCGAGTACATACGCCAATTACTTCAAAACTTGGCTACGTTGCGTAAACGTAATGAACTTGAAAATAAACGTATGCGTCGTACGGCGGAAGTATGCATAGACAAAATAGGAGACGTTCATTTATTTGTGGAATCGTGGTTCAGCCACGTACATCAATCCATTAAGAACTGGAGTAATTGGAGCGGAAGTTTAGAGCCTTACACGCTTGGCGAGGATTGCACCAAGTTTAATCTGTACATGAGTGGATTACTCAAAGCGTGGTGCGGTGACGCAGAACGCTGGAACACTTTACGTAGAAACATTTATGCAAATTGAAAACCATACTAAAAACCAAGAACGTAGGATATTGACGGCGATGGTCGTTAATCCCATCGTATGTTCCCGCCTTTGTGCTAAGTGGGAGCCTGGTTTGTTCAGTTCACGATGGGCGAATATAGTGGCTGAATGGGTTGTTGATTTTTGGAGGCGCTATTCAAAACCGCCCGTGCGGGAAATACAAGGATTGTTTGAATCTTGGGCTGCTGATAATGCATCCAATGACGAAAAAACTGTTCAATTAGTTGAGAAGTTTCTGTCCGCATTATCTAAAGAGTACGCCGCTAATGCTGATAGCATCAATGCGGATTACGTAACGGATTTGGCCGGCAAGTACTTTAACGAGGTACGGTTACGTCGTCTGTCTAAGCAAGTCGTGGGTGATTTAGATCGTGGCAACTTAGTAGACGCCTTAAAGCGTGTTGGGACATTTGGAGAATTAGAGGTAGGTTGTGAAAGCGTCTGCGACGTTCTTAACGACAAGCAGGCGTTGAAAGAGGCGTTAACGGAATCGTCTGAATGCCTAATTCGATATCCAGAAGCCTTAGGGCATTTCTTCAATGACGCATTAGTACGTGATGGGTTTGTCGCCTTGCAAGCGCCAGAAAAGCGAGGAAAAACGTGGTGGCTTATAGATTTGGGCTGGCGGGCAATGCTACAACGGAAGAAAGTTGCGTTTTTTCCTGTAGGCGACATGAGCCGAAATCAAATGCTGCGACGTTTCGCTATTCGAGCCGCACGCCGGCCTATCGTCGCTAAGAAGGTGAAGATTCCGAAAAGCATATCTAGGGAACCTGACGACAAAATGCCAGACATAAGTTGGGCTGTTAAAACGTACACAGCGCCGATGCAATGGCAAGAGGCGTGGGAATGCCTAGCGGCTGTGAGTAAGCGCAAAGACGCTAAAGGCGGTAGCTTTCTGCGAATGTCAGCACACCCTAACTCTAGCATTTCCGTCCGAGGCATAGACGCGATTTTGGCTAAATGGGAGCGAGAAGACGGGTGGACACCAGATGTCGTGATTATTGATTACGCAGACATTCTAGCTATGCCAGACGGAGGGGAAGAGCATAGAAACCAAATAAACGCGACCTGGAAACAACTGCGGGCGCTTTCGCAGCGCAGGCATTGCCTGGTTCTAACGGCCACGCAATCAGACGCCGCCAGCTATACGTCGCAAATCCAAGACATGACCAATTTCAGCGAGGATAAGCGCAAATACGCACATGTTACGGGGATGTTTGCCTTGAATCAGGAGCAGGAAGAGAAGGAAAACGGGCTTTACCGGCTCAATTGGATTGTTTTGCGTGAGTCGGAGTACGACGTTTCAAAAGTCGTGTATGTTGCTGGTTGTCTTGGAGTTGCGGCGCCTGCCATACACAGTTGTTTCTGAAAAATGCGGATATTTTTAATCATTGGATTGACATTTCGTCAGTTGCCGTGTTTATTCACGGTGTATTGTTTTAACCCAAAATCAAAAGAACAAAATCAAAAGAACAAAATGGAAATCACAAAAGAACAGAGCGTCGCCCTGCTTGAGGCGATTGGATTCAAGCGCGTCTCCAAGTGGAGTACCAAGCGCATCGCGGACAAGGTGTCTCGTATCGCAGACAGCATCGACGAGGACATCAAGATCGTCGATAAGAAGCTGGCAGCCCTGCTGAAGAAGGTGCTTGCTGCGAAGGGTGCTGTTACGTTGGTGGATGGCCCACTGGTCATCTCTCCCGCAAAGAAGGGCAAGCCCGCCCCCGTCGAAGAAGAGGAAGACGAAGACGAGGACGAAGACGAGGACGAAGACGAAGACGAGGACGAGGACGAGGACGAGGACGAGGACGAGGAAGAAGAAGAGTCCGAGGAAGAAGAAGAGTCCGAGGAGGAAGACGAAGAGGACGAAGAGGACGAAGACGAAGCCCCACCGCCTCCTGTGAAGAAGGGCAAGGCGAAGAAAGGGAAGCCCGCTCCAGTCGATGAAGACGACGACGAAGCCCCGCCCACTACGAAAGAAAAAGACCCCGCCAAGGTCGCCCGTGGGAAGGCACTAGCAGCGTCACGGTTGGCCGGAAGTGTCAAAGACGCCTTCGGAAATAATCCCGAATCGCAAGCCGGCGCAATCAACGCAGCGATTCTGGCAATTAAGAAGGGCAAGAAAGGATATCCGCTCTTCTCGCTAGACGAAATTGTTACAATTTCAAAATTGGCGACAGGTCGTGTCAAGAATCACCTGAAGTACTTGTCTGCCAAGGGCCTGATTGCAGCATCCGATGGCGGATGGAAGCGAGTGAAGTAAAACGAAGGTTTTTATACTGCGAGTCTAAACCCCTGCTAATTGGATTTAGCAGGGGTTTATTTTTGTACTTTTTGTGATAATAACTTGTATGCACACAACATGTACGAAGATATACACAGATATGCCCTTTGCGCACAGGCAATGGCGGCATGATGGTCATTGTGCTCTGATACACGGGCACAATTGGACTTTTGAAATTACGTTCGGCGCTAATCACCTGGACGCGAACGGGTTTGTGGTAGATTTTGGGAAGCTCAAGCCTTTGAAAAGCTGGTTCGAAAGCCTGTTTGATCATACGCTTGTGCTTTCGGCGGATGATCCTCAGCTTGCACTTTTTCAACACAATCTCGACGGAAACGGTTTCGCTAGGATCGTCACTGTACCGAACTGCGGTGCCGAAGGTCTAGCCCGCTATTTGCTTCACCAGATTAATGAACGACTAGATATAGTAGTTGCGGATTACGATGTACGAAGCGTACATGTCTGCCGTGTTGTTGTTAGGGAGGATTCCAAGAACTTCGCAACGTACGAGAGGGCGTAATTTCCATCATGTCCAGCAATACCGAAAAACAGTATCCCGTTTACGAGACGTTTAACGCTTTCCAAGGCGAAGGCGTATTCGCAGGGTTCGCCGCGTTCTTCATACGGCTGTACGGGTGCCCCTTGAAGTGCTCCTTTTGCGATAGCGCAGGCACTTGGCACCCGAAATATAAGCCGGTAGGCATGGCGCGATACACAGCGACGCAACTCGCAGCGCAAGCAGTTGCAGCTAAGGCTGACATGGTCGTAATAACCGGCGGCGAGCCTGCTATTCATGATTTACGTCCGCTTATCCAGGCGTTGCAGTACGAACGCATTCGTGTGCATATCGAAACATCCGGAGCGTTTCCTGTTCCGAACACTTTGGAATGGGTGACGGTATCTCCAAAAGAGCAGTATCTACCCACGGTCGATACGCTCTTGTTGGCGGATGAACTAAAGTTCATTATATCCTGCCCGGAAGACGTAGTTACATGGTCCGCCTGGCTGCAAACTAATGCTCATGTCTTCAGTCGGTTGAGTTGCGTTTGGCTACATCCAGAATGGGGTATGCGTAATGATGAGTCTGTCTTACGTAGCATCACGGAAGCGGTATTGCGTCCGCCTGTCGCTGAAGGATTACCACGCTTCCGTGCCGGCTGGCAGATACACAAGATGTATTTGTGTGATGAAGCTGATAACAGGACGAGGCCTACTGTCCCGCTCGGCGGCGTTCCTCTACACAGAACAATATAAAGTCATGTTATGGAAAATCAGATCGTAACCAAATTAACCGCGGAGGACGTTGCAAAGCGTGCGGAAGCCGCATTGTACCGCATCTTCCGTAAGAAGCTAGGGCGTAATCAATGGCATAGCCCTAAGCGTGTGTACGCTGTTCCTAGGGGTGGCGTGTTCGCGTTGCACGCAATCCAGAACGTAGTTTCACGTCGGTTCTCGTTTATGGATAACCCAATCCGGGTTGTCGATGCACCCGAACAAGCGGATGTGATTGTGGATGACATTGTGGACAGCGGCCTTACACGTACCCGGCTTTGGGCGCAGATAGATTCCCGCCCAGGCGAACAGGATGAAGTGCCTTTTGTCGCGTTAGTCGATAAGCAGAATTGCGAAGAAGACAAGGCATTAGGCTGGGTTGTGTTTCCGTGGGAGGAATCGGAAGAAGGCTCTATTGAATCGGCGTTTGTGCGGCTCTTGCAATTTTGCCACGAAGACCCGAAAAGGCAGGGCTTAGTGGAGACGCCAAAGCGTATGGCAAAAGCGTACCGGTTTTGGACCTCTGGTTACGGACAAAATCCAGCTGATGTGCTCAAGGTGTTTGAAGACGGGGCAGAAGAATGCGATCAGATGGTCGTAGTAAAGGACATACCGTTTTACTCGCTCTGCGAACACCATTTGGCGACGTTTTTCGGCACGGCAACAATCGCGTATATACCCAATAAGCGCGTTGTAGGACTGAGTAAGTTGACGCGTCTAGTGGACATTTTCGCAAGGAGGCTGCAGATCCAGGAGCGTCTCACATCCCAGATTGCGTTGGCGCTTCAAGAGGTATTGCAGACGCGGGGCGCGGCTGTATGTCTACAAGCGCGGCATATGTGCATGGAGTCCCGAGGTATTTGCCGCACTGGCGAAGTTACCGTTACGTCTAAGCTGACAGGGCTATTCAAGTCTGATCCTACGACAAGGGCCGAGTTTTTCAAAATAGCCAACAAAGGGAATTAAAAATTATGTTGGAAGTAACAATCACGCATCGGTTTGAGGCGATGCACCGTTGGCCAGCGGCGCCTAGTGCTGTTGTTTTTTTGCGTTCCATGCACCGCCATTTATTTCATGTCGCTGTGACGCAGCGTGTCGCGTACGCGGATCGCGATGTGGAGTTTTTTGATTTGCAGCGAAAAGTTTCGGATTATATTTCTAGGCATTTAGCTGGAACCGCGACTACTAAATCTTGCGAACAAATGGCGTTAGAGATTTGTAGGCATTTTCGGGCGGAGCGTGTGAGTGTATCTGAAGACGGGGAGAATACTGCGACAGTAATAGCCAGTTCGCTACCTGTTGCAGACATGACTCGTTCGTTACCGTTCGTAGGAACCGAAATCGAAGGGCCGTGGGCAGGCGAAGATGTGACAGGGTTGTACATACCGTGCACAGACGATGCCGCGAAATACGTATCTGATGAGCTAGGGTGGTTGCAGCGCATTGTAGCGCAGCGAAACATAAGTCTGGTCTACGTAGGGGCTGGTAATAAATGTGTAGCCCCTGCTTGCATGGGCGCTTTTACCAAAATATGTGAGGCTGTAATCTCTAGTAAGATCGGCGTCCAATCAGTTGTCGAATTGCAAGACATGTCTGTTTGTTCGTCCGTGCTAGATACGCTGCCCGCAGCCATTACTGTTTTGCGTAGTCAGCTGCATCAAGACGCAGCATCTACTACCGCAGCATCTAACGACGTACGGTCGGTGAATTACGTAAAATGGCTAGACTGCGATAATATAGTGTGGCAAGATGTAACGACGCATCGTTGCCACACTACTTGGTTGCGGGATCCGTTGTTTGATGCGGATACGCCTGTATTTCAATTCTTACAAAAGGCATAGTTGTGTTGTATTACCTACCATTAGAATCGTACAAGGAGCGGTACACTTGCCAATTAAGTGCGCCTAAAGTCGGGTGGCTAGAACGTAATTGGGTGAAAGAAGGCATTGCTTACCAACGCATCGACGGGCAACGTGCAGGTGTTGCAGATGGTATAAACACAGGGTGCGTTGTAGACGCAGTAGGACGTTCGGTATTTGCCTTTTCGCAGATTACCAAACTCTTGCTCTTGGCCCAGAAAGGGCAGGTGACTAGCAACGATGTTGTATATTTGGACGATTTTTGGACTCCGGGTTTAGAGGCGCTGCCTTACGCTTTTCATTTGCTAGGCATACAGCCCAGAATATATGCCCTCTGTCATGCGCAGTCTGTCGATGAATACGATTTTACCTATGGTATGCGGAACTGGATTAGGCCTTTTGAATGCGGAATAGGGCGAGTACTGTCTGGTATTTTTGTGTGCTCTAGCATTTTGAAAGATTTGTTGGTTCAAGCAGGCGTTGCGCCAGCTGATAAAATCTTTTTAACAGGGTTGCCGTACGCTTCCGATGAAGTCGACACTCGATTGCCTACGCAATCCTTGCCGCGTTTGAAGCAGGTGGCGTATTCGTCGAGATTCGATAGTGAGAAGAATCCTCATTTTTTCATGGATGTCGTGGAGCGTGTAACCATGTCGCGCCCTGACGTGCGGTTTGTTGTCTGTACTAGCTCTAACGTATTGCGGAGCAATGATGAAACAGCAGTACCTAGGCTTAGACGGTTAGCTATGCTTTATCCGGCTAATGTTGTCATTCGTGAAGGTTTGACTAAAGAGCAGTATTACGAGGAATTGTCGCAGTCGATGGTTCAATTCAATACAGCGGATCAGGATTTTGTGTCATGGACGTTGCTAGAGGCTGTACAATGCGGGTGCTATCCGATTTATCCAAGGTTTCGTTCGTTTCCGGAGGCTTTGCGGAGAAAAGCAGGGTTCATGTACCATCCGAAGTCAGTAGGTTCTGCCAGTAATGCCATTATCGCTGTTTTGGATAGTGATGGTGCTTTGTGGGATGATGCAGCTATTGCATCCCGCGCCTGGATATACAAAACGCATGATTACGCCTGGCGTCGCATGTACGACCATATGATGCAGCGTCCGCAATTATGCCACCCTTTGCACCCGTAATACTATGGCCACCACATCCATTCAAGGTTTATTTTTAGATTCTGGGGCACATAGCTTGTTCACCAAACACGCGATGGCATTCGGCGCTTCTTCGCGTGGTGTCACTGATGCGCATTATGCCTATTACGGATCCGAGGCATTCACGGAATACCTGAACAAATATATTAAGTTTGTGCGTAAGTACGGTAAGTACTTTGATGGGTACGTAACAGTGGACGTGATTTTTAATCCTAAGATGTCTGCTGACGTTATGCAACGGTTAGAAAACGCGGGGTTACGTCCTATTCCTGTTGTGCATTACGGCACAGATGTGCGCTGGTTAGACGAAGTGTTATCCAAAAAGTACGATTACATAGGGCTAGGGGGCCTCGGTCAGGGCATCACTGTTGAAAATTACATGGCTTGGGCAGACGTAGCTTGGCAGCGCATTTGTCCTGCTTCTAACGATTACCGTCCTTTGTGTAAGGTTCACGGGTTTGCGATGACGTCTTACGTGTTGTTAACAAGGTACCCGTGGTATTCGGTAGATTCTGCCAGTTGTATCAAGCTTGCTGCATACGGTGGTATCTACGTACCTAGAAAATATAAAGGTAAGTTTGCAGTATACCGGGAAGTGAACGGGTGTCGTGTCTTTGATCTGCCGTTATTGCAACAACGGGTTAGCGAGTGTCTTGCGGCAGATAACAGCGGGGTTGTTTTTCCAGACGAAAGCATTTCTAAGTTTGAAAATCTGCCTAGGGCGCGACAAAGACATATTATGGATTGGTTGGCAGTGGTAGGGGAGGCTTTAGGGGAGAATGCAAATGACGGGTCTGTTGAATCCCCTGGCGTTATTAATAGTCACGAATCGCGCTACCGTGTTAATCGCGCTTGTTTTCGCTTAATGGAAGAGGCTAAATTGCCGTATAACGAAGACAGGTTTTGGCCTAACAAAGGTCGCCAACATCACGATTTTTTTTAACATGAAACTATATCACGCAGGATCTAACACGCACAGGTACGCGGAACCGCAAGATCGTTTGCTAGTAACGTATTACGACGAGTTTGTGCGCGGTAAAGGACCATCCCCAAAGATGCGTAATTGTTTACGCATGATTAAAAATCATAAAAGAGAAGTGGAAACAACGGAAAACAATGGAAACCATAAACAGGACTAAGTTTTTAAGTCAGTTGGAATTGTTACAAGCAGGTCTATCAACTAGAGAGTTGCTTGAACAATCTAGTTGTTTTGTCTTTAAGGAAGGTGTTGTTCACACGTTTAACGACGAAGTGTCTTGTTCCATCCTTACCGAGTTGGCTAGTTTCACAGGGGCCATCGTAGCTGCTCCGCTGCTTGCCATTTTGCGTAAAATGCCGGAAGATCAGATCACGATTGAGGCCACTGCATCCGAGATTGTAGTAGCTGGCAAGAATCGTAAATGTGGTATAACTGCGGAATCCGAGGTATTACTGCCTATTGATAGTGTGGAGCGTCCTACAAAATGGAAGAAGCTGCCCGATGATTTTGCAGCCGCTGTTAAATTGGCACAAAGTGTTGTCGCTAAGAACGAGGCCCGGTTTGTGTTCACTTGCGTCCATATTCATAGCGAAGGTGTCGAAGGTGGAGATAATTCGCAATTCGTCCGTGTTTCTTTGCCTACAGGATTTCGGGAGCCTGTTCTTGTCAAAGGGCCTGCAATTAACAGCATTGTGGAACTCGGTATGACAGAGTTCGCACTAACAGACGCATGGGTTCATTTTAAGAACGCTGTGGGGCTTGTCTTAGCTTGTAGGAGGTACGTGGAGTCTTACCCCGATCTAACTCCTATTATGAATGTCGAAGGCGGAAGCCACATTGCGCTTCCTAAAGGATTGGACGAAGCGATTGATAAGGCTTCTATTTTTGCCAATGATACCGCAGATTCCGGCAACGTTATCGTTACTGTTAAGCCCGGCAAGTTGTTATTGAAGGGCGCGGGAGCATTCGGATGGTACAAGGAGATAAAGAAGGTTCGTTACTCCGGCCCGTGCTTTACGTTTATGATTGCTCCTGCAATGCTTCAACAGATTGTAAAGTCGTATAACGACTGCCAGATAACTGCCAACAGACTGTACGTTCAAAACGGAAGTGTGCAGTATATCAGCAGCTTGCGCACACCTTCCGAAACAGCCAAAGGGGAGTAATTCCTATGGCTGACGGATTTTTTACGGTAGATAGCAATGGCCCTAAATCGCGTGCTGCCTTTAGTGGGATGTTACCTAAGTGCGGCAGGTGCGGACTTTACAAGGCTTGTAATACTCCGAAAATAAGCCCACTAGGCAAAGGCAAGCGGGGCGTGTTATTCGTCTTAGGTTCACCATCTGATGATGTAGATAAGGGGCGTAATTTCTACGCAACGCAAGAAGGCCAGTTTTTGAACAAGATCGTTTCTGCGTACGGTCTCGATTTGAAGGAGGATTGTTGGGTAACGTACGCCGTAATCTGCCATGCCAATTTACGCAAAATTAAGGATGAGATTGATTGCTGCCGTCCCAATATACGCAAGACCGTCGAAGAGCTAAATCCCAGCGTTATCGTACCACTAGGCGACGCTGCAATCCGTAGTGTTATTCTAGAGCTGTGGGCTGGCGAATTGGATGATTTTGAAAAGTGGATTGGA